CCATCATTGCCTCTTATTCCTTCAATTTCCCACGCTGGCCACTGCTGGCCATGGCTGGCTATGCCTGTGCAATTTAAAGCCATTTAAAGCAATTTAAGGCCATTTAATGCCACGCCCACGCCCGCCCATTTATGGCCACCTATGGCAAAGGGGGACCCCCTATGGGAAAAACGCACGCACGCGGTGTAGCTCATTAGCATATGAAACGAAGTTTGGACCTAGAATAGAATTTAACTAATCCAAAGGTAGCTAAAAGCAGCTAAAAGTGGCTTATTCCTAAAAATGTCTTGCAATTAAAAGAAAGGCGTGGTATAATAGGGGTATAGAACCTCCCTTTTTTACAACAGGACAAAGGTATGCCAAAGGAAACAAAAGAAATCAAGAAGAAAGCAGGTAATCCCAACTTATATAAAGGGATGCCCTCATTGAATCCAGCTGGCAGACCGGTAGGTTCAGTAAATAAATACACAGCTTTAAGCAGAGAAGTATTATCAGCAAGAGGTCCAGAGATTGTGGACAAGGTTATTGAGTTAGCCTTAAAAGGTGATAGACATTGTTTAAAGATGTGCATGGATAGAATTGTTCCAGCACATAAAGCTGTTGAAATAAAACATGAACACCAGGATTTAGGAATAAATATTATTGTTGAGTCCGTAAAGGCTATAGAAAAGCAAGAAGCAGAGGAACAAGCTACCTTTGAAGGTGAAGTAATAGAAGCCATAGACAAATAATGGCTGATATTAAGGTAGCACTCCATGATGCTCAAATGGAAATCTTTAAATCACCTGCTCGTTTTAAAGTTGTTTCAGCAGGAAGAAGATTTGGTAAGTCACGATTAGCTGCTTGGGTTTTATTAATCAAAGCACTACAAAGTAAAAGCAAAGATGTGTTTTATGTTGGTCCCACATTCCAACAATCAAAAGATATTATGTGGAGTATGCTAAAGGAATTAGGGCAGGACGTTATAAAAGCTGCTCATGAGAATACAGCAGTATTAACTTTAGTAAATGATAGAAAGATTTACCTTAAAGGTTCGGATAGACCAGATACTTTGAGGGGTGTGGGATTAGAGTACGTTGTACTTGATGAGTATGCCAGTATGAAACCTGAAGTGTGGGAAATGATTTTAAGACCTACTCTTGCAGATGTAAAAGGTGGTGCTATGTTCATTGGTACTCCTGCAGGAAAGAATCATTTTTATAAATTATATATAGAAGCACAGGAAGAAGATGACTGGCAAGCATTTCAATTTACTTCTACGGACAATCCATTACTGGACCCCAAAGAAATCTCTGCTGCAAAAAGCACTATGTCTACCCAAGCTTTCAGGCAGGAATTTGAAGCCACCTTTGAGTCCTTTACAGGAGGAATATTTAAGGAAGAGTGGATTAAGTATGTCGATAATGAAGCAGACTTTAAGGAAGGTACAATAGGTCATTACGTAGTAGCTGTAGACCCAGCAGGTTTTGAACAGGCAAGTAAAGATAGAGGTTTAAAGTCTAGTAAGTTAGATGAAACAGCTATATCAGTAGTTAAGATTGTTAATGATGAATGGCTAGTAAAGGATATTTACCATGGTAGATGGGGTATCAAGGAAACAGCAAATAGAATTTTAAATGCTGCTGTAGACGCCGAAGCTACCACAGTAGGTATTGAGGCAGGAGCATTAAAGAATGCAATCATGCCCTACCTTGAAGATGAAATGAGAACTAAAGGTAGGTGGGTAAACATTACTGACGTTACTCATGGTGGCAAAAGAAAGACAGATAGAATAACATGGTCGTTACAAGGACGACTGGAACATGGTAAGATAAAATTTAGAAAGGCTGATTGGAATAATCATTTCATTTCCCAGATGATGGACTTCCCTTCTCCACTTAGCCATGATGACTTGTTAGATAGTCTTGCATATATAGACCAAGTTAGTGTAGCAGACTACGCAGGCAGTATAGAGTTAGAGGAATGGGAACCTATGGACGCAGTAGCAGGATATTAATTTATGGCAGAACAAAAAGAATTATCTTATAGTGACCCACACCAGCATTTAAAGGACTGGGTATTAGGACGTGTGGAAATATGGGAAGAGCATAGAAACTCTAACTATCAAAAGAAGTGGGATGAATACTATAGACTATGGCGTGGTACTTGGGATGAAGAGGACAAGACTAGGCAATCAGAGAAAAGTAGACTAATATCCCCAGCTACACAACAGGCTATTGAAGCCACTGTTAGCGAATTAGAGGAAGCAACCTTTGGTAGAGAACGCTGGTTTGATATTGAGGATGATGTTCTTGATGTGCAACCTCAGGATGTAGAGTATGTACGTAAACTACTCCATGAGGATTTAGAAAAAGATGGTGTAAAATCTGCTATTGCTGAATGTTTACTGAATGGTGCCATATATGGTACAGGTGTAGGTAAGGTACTTGTTACGGAAAAGACGGAAATAATACCTTCAGAAAAACCAGTATCAGGTACATTAACAACTACAGTAGAAACTCAGGAAGTACCTTTTATTAGTATTAAAGTAGAGCCTGTTTCCCCTAAAGAATTTGTTATTGACCCTACAGCAACCAATGTTAATGAAGCATTAGGTGTTGCACAGGTTGTAACTAAACCTCGTTACCTTATTACTAAAGGAATTACTGAAGGTATCTACATGGATAAGCCAATAGGTAGCTTTGATAAAGCTGACTTTGGTTTTGATGATGAAGCTTCACAGATAATGAATGAAGATGATAAGGTAAAGATTATAGAATATTGGGGTATGGTTCCTAAAAAGTTTCTTTCAATTGCAACAAGAGAGATAAGTGAATTTGATTATGAGGATGATGAATTAGTTGAAGCAGTTGTTACTATTGCTAATGATGCAGTAGTATTAAAAGCCGCAGAGAATCCTTACATGATGCACGATAGACCTTTTATAGCCTATCAGCATGACAGAGTTCCAAATAAATTCTGGGGAAGAGGTATCGCAGAGAAAGGATATAACCCCCAAAAAGCTTTAGATGCCGAACTGAGAGCACGTATTGATGCTTTAGCACTCACGACACACCCGATGATGGGCCTCGATGCTACTCGTCTACCACGTGGAACTAAGTTCGATATAAGGCCGGGTAAAACCATACTCACTAATGGGGACCCTAAATCTGTTCTAATGCCTCTAAACTTCGGTAGCTTATCCAATTCCACGTTTACTGAATCCGCAGAGCTAGAACGAATGGTTCAAATGGGTACTGGTGCTATGGACACCGCCAACAGTAACTTTGCTAATCCTCGCAACTCTACTGCTAGTGGTATGTCAATGCTCCAAGCGGCATCTATCAAACGTCAGAAGAGAACCTTAATGAATTTTCAAGATTCATTTTTGATTCCTATGATTAATAAGGTTATATGGCGTAGAATACAGTTTGATGTTAAGCGTTATCCAGTAAAAGATTATAAGTTTAAACCTTATAGTAGTTTAGGTATAATGGCTAAAGAGTTGGAAACAACTCAAATGGTACAATTACTTTCAATGGTACCTCAAGACTCACCAGCCTTTGGTGTTATACTTGTTAGTATCTTTGAGAACTCTTCTCTAAATAATAGAGATAAATTAATAGCCGCAGTACAGCAAATGTTCCAACCTAATCCAGCAGAAGAACAACAAAAGCAAATAGAAATGCAGAAATCAATGCTTGAACTAGAGGAACTTAAAGCAGAGATTAGTAAACTATATGCGGAAGTACAGAAGTTGCAAGTAGAGTCAGGTGATAAGACATCGAATGAAACTCTTGCTAAGAAACAATTAGAATTAGCTGAGAAGATGGTCAAGATAAAAGGAATGCAATCGGAAACTGCACGTAATATTCCTGAAGTGGAACATCTAAACTCAGAAACTGTCCTTAATCTAGCCAAGGCTATGAATCAGTGACAGATATAGAACTATTAGAGCAAAGATTAGATTTGTTTCAACGTGATGGTTGGCGTTCACTTGTAGAAGAGTATACGGAACTAGCTGAATCATTGGAAAAAATCTATGATATTGAAGATATAGGTACTCTACACGAACGTAGAGGACAGGTGTTTATTCTAAACATGATTATTAATTTAGAGGAAAGCACCAAACTAGCGTTAGAACAACTGGAATAGTCCAGCTCTAACTTTTTAACCCCCACAATCTTATATAGACGGAGGTAAGACTATGGTAAGTAAAATTGTAGAACCTGAGGTTGAAGAAACACAGGAAACAAATGAAGAAGATACACTAGAAACTTTAGCAATTGAAGATGAAGTAGAGGAAACTGTAGAGGAACCGGAACAGGAACTTCCACAAAAATTTCAAGGTAAGTCCTCATCGGAAATAGCTGAAGCTTACGAAAACCTAGAGAAAGAACTAGGTCGTAAGGGCCAAGAAATTGGTGAGCTTCGTAAGTTAACTGATTCATTTCTTCAAACCCAGATAACTCATAACAAAGAAACAACTACCAACACTGAAGATTTAGATTTCTACGATAATCCTGAAGAAGCTGTTAGGACAATTATTGAAAGACATCCAAAATTCAGAGAGTTTACACAGCAGACACAGCAACAACAAGCTTCAATGACTGCACAGCAACTCGAAAAAACGCATCCTGATTTTAAAGACGTTGTTACAAGTCCAGATTTTCAGGAGTGGATTGAAGGAAGTAAGATACGTCAACGCTTGTTTAAGGAAGCAGACGCTTATGATTACGATTCCGCTGATGAACTTTTAACTATTTGGAAGGAAAGACAAATGATTTCCAAAACAAAAGAAGTTGAAGCGGAAAAGGAAACCACAAGGAAAGCTGCTTTAAAGACAGGTAAAGGAGTATCAAGAACTTCTAGCGAATCCACAGCAGGTAAAAAAATCTACCGTAGGGCTGATTTAATTCGTTTAAAACAAACCGACCCTAACAGATATGAAACACTAGCAGATGAAATATTCTCAGCGTATCAAGACGGAAGGGTTAAATAAAATATAAGGAGAAGTATAATGGCTTTAGGCTCAAACCAAGTCACGACTACTATCGCCAACAACTTCATCCCCGAACTATGGAGTGATGAAGTAATCGGCGCATATAAGTCAAACTTAGTGGTTGCTAATCTAGTCACTAAACTGAATCATAGGGGAAAGAAGGGCGACACCGTCCACATACCAGTACCCGCAAGAGGTTCAGCTAGTGCTAAAGCAGCAAACACACAAGTTACACTATCGGCAGCAACCAATAGTGTAATTAATATATCTATCGACCAACACTATGAGTATTCTAAATTGATTGAAGATATTGCAGAAGTGCAATCTCTTTCTTCAATGAGAAAGTTCTACACCGATGATGCGGGCTATGCACTCGCTACACAAGTGGACACTAAACTGGGTACTCTATGGGAAGCCTTACAAGGCGGAACAGTCGGTGGTGATAATGCAGCATCATGGGAAACTGCGTATATTGGTTCAACTGGTAATACATTGTATACTGGTAACTCCTCTAACGCAGCAGATATTACTGATGCAGGAATCAGAGCATTAATTCTTAAACTAGATAATGCTGATGTACCAATGGACAATCGTTCATTGATTGTACCACCAATCGCAGCTAATGATATGCTAGGCATTAACAGATTTACTGAACAACAGTATATCGGTTCTGGTGATGCTATCCGTACTGGTAAGATTGGTATGATTTATGGTGTTGATGTTTACATCTCATCTAATTGTCCAACTACTACTCAATCGGGTGGTGGTGGTGCTACTGATAGAGTTGGATGCCTACTACACAAAGATGCTCTTGTTCACATTGAGCAAGTTGGGGTTCGCAGCCAGACACAATATAAGCAGGAGTATTTAGGTGATTTGTTCACTTCAGATACTATTTATGGAGTTGGTGAACTTCGTAACGATGCAGGTGTTGCATTTGTAGTACCAGCTAGTTAATAGCTAAACTTAACCCCTCTTTAACCGGAGGGGTTTTACAAACCGAGATGGCTCAATGAGCATCTCATTTATAACTCGCTTAATTAAAGGAGAAAATAATGACTAATTTAGTTACGTTCGACCCATTTAGAAATATGACAGTTGGTTTTGATGGAATATTTGACCAGCTTTCTGCATTACCTAAATTTGATATACCAAATTATCCGCCTTATAATATCAAGAAAATTGATAAAGATAAGTACCAATTAGAAATGGCATTAGCAGGTTTTTCAAAGGATGATATAGAAGTTGAAGTAAAGGAAAATACTTTAACTATTTCCGTTAAACCTTCCGATAAAAAGGAAGAGAGTTTTGTTCATAGAGGAATAGCTCAACGAGCTTTCAAAAGACAATGGACTTTGATAGAGCATCTTGAAGTTAAGAATGCACATTTTAAAGATGGTGTCCTTATTATAGATATGAAACTAAACTTGCCGGAAGAAAAAAAACCACGAACAATTAATATAGAATAAAAATAGCTATGCCTTTTTATGACTATCAATGTAAACACGGACATATTTTTGAAGAGATGTGTTCTATATCAGACAGAAATAAAAAGAAAGAATGTCCAGAGTGTAGTGAAATGGGTGATGTAATAATATCAGTTAATAAAAATCGCCCTCACTTTGGCAATGAAGATACTCTCTGGAATATGAGAGAACGTAAACGAGCAAGTGAAACTAACAAGAACGGTAAATATAGGAATAAATTTAGTGGACATATTTAACGATACAATTAATGATTCTACTGATAGCTTAGAAATAGAAAGGTTTAAAGCTAAGATTAGAGAACTTTGGGGAAGAATGCTTGATGAAGTCTATGATAAGTATTATGATATTAATGATGAAGATACATTATCTAAAGAAGAATTTGTAGAACAAAATGATATTAAGTTTGCTGATGAACCTGAACCTGAAACTGAATTAGATTCTATTATGGAAATGCTTGATGGTCTTATGGATTCAGATGAAGAGCTTGAATCCGTTCAATCAGATAGTAAAGCACCTACCTACAAAGGTAGTCAACTTAAATCAAATAATGAAAAAGGAAAGACAGAGGCAACAACTTATGAATTTAAAAGCAAATCTACAAAAACTCCAAGCGATTCTCGTAGTGGAGTTAAAGGTGGCTCGTATATGGGTACGCCAACTGGTAAAATCTCTAAGAAAAAAGATGACCCAGTTATCACAAAGTATTCGCCACTCATAGAGGAAATTAAAGATGAGCTCAAAGCTTTATCTGATAGACAAAGAATTGGTAGAAGGAAGATGAGGTTTAGACTCTAATGCCACCAACAAGATTACATTGGAAGAAAAAGAAACTTCTAACTATATTAGCAAATAGAAGGCAATGGCAAAGAGAATTTGAACCTGTTGAAACTGGCCCTTTTGAAATAGAGATGGAACATCTAGTTGGTTACTATCTTGTTACAGAAGCCTCAGTTTCATCTACACCTACATACATTATTACGGAGTAAACAATGGCAACAACTAAAGTATCAGCATTATCAGCATTAACTTCACCAGATGGAGCAGAGGAATTACTCATTAATGATGGTGGAACGAGTAAGAAAATAACCATCACAAATGTAAGTAAGCTGAATTTAAAGGGTGGTGATTTAACATCTGCCTCTCCTTTAGTTATAGATACAGATGGTAATTACTTCGATGTAACAGGCACTACAAACTTTTCAGCAATGACTGTAGCTGCTAATAGACAATTCACACTACAGTTTGATGGTGCATTAACGATGACACATCACGCTACTAATTTAGATTTGCCATCAGAGGCAAACATAACAACAGCAGCAGGAGATGTAGCAACCTTTCAATCGACAGGTGCTAATACAGTTCAATGTATAAACTATACGAGAGCAGATGGTACAGCAGTTGTTAGTGCTGGTTATACTCTACCAGAAGCAACCGCATCTGCTAAGGGTGGAATAGAACTATTCAGTGATACTGACCAATCCGTTGCTGCTGAATCTGTAAGCACTACAGCTAGTAGAACTTATGGTTTACAATTAAACTCTGCTGGACAAGGTGTTGTAAATGTGCCGTGGGCTGATACTAATACTACTTATACGGTAGGCGATGGTGGTTTAACTCAAATTAACTTTACTTCTGCTGACAACACAAAACTAGATGCTATAGAAGCTAATGCTACAGCAGACCAAACTGCTGGTGAAATACTAACTCTCTTAGAAGATGGTATTGATAGTGTTCATTATAAAGATGCTAGTATAGACAACGAACACCTAGCAGATGATGCGGTTGGTATAGCAGAATTAAGTGCTACAGGTACAGCAAGTAGTTCTAATTTCCTAAGAGGGGATAACTCTTGGGTAACTCCAACAGACACTAATACTATGGGTAGTGGTTTTACTGTATCTGCCACAACTGATACCAATGCTACAACCATAACACAGGGTGATGACTTAATGTTTACTGCTGGTAGTGGAATTACTTGTGAAACAACAGCAGATGGTACAGTTACTATTTCAAATGTTGGTTATGGAAAACAGACTATATGGGTTCCAGCAAATGCAATGACTCCAACTTCATCAAATGGATGTGCAACAATAGCAGCAGTAGAAACAACAGCAGGTAGACCTGATATGTATGTTTTGGATTTCGATAAAGATGCTGACGAACACGCACAATTTACAGTAGCGTTTCCTAAGTCTTGGAATTTAGGCACAGTTACCTATCAAGTATTTTGGTCTGGATTAGCAGCTTCAACAGGAGTTACTTGGGGATTACAAGGTGTTGGAATGGGCGACAATACTACGATTGATGTTGTTTATGGAACAGCAATTACTGTTGATGATGATGCTCAAGGAGCAGTAGAAGAACTTTTAGTATCAGCAGAAAGCGGAGCAGTTACCATTGCAGGTACTCCTGCTGATAATGATTTAACTTATTTTAGAATTTTTAGAGATGTGTCAG